TAAGCCTTGATCGCTAACATCTAGTTTATATTTATCACGTTTAACAACAAACTCAACTAGCTGTTCAAAGTAAGGATGATACTTACAGTTCTCAAGAATGGAAAGAGCCCTTATAGCGAAGTAATCTCTACCATTCAGATCATCCTTAGTGAAATCAGTGAATGTTTCTAAATAGCATAACCTTAATAATGCTCTATATACAGGATATACTCCTACGAATTCTGAATTATTAATAAAATCAGGGTGGAATAATAATTGTAAATAATTGCAATCTACATCACTAACCCTACTTTTATCCTTATTAACATTAAGACCAAATGAAATGAACCAATCCATTAACGCATCAGGGTCCTTACAGGCGTATAGACCATCGTCACCTTGAATTTGGAAGTGTTCTAATTTCTCATGCGGATATGATAATGCAATTAAGTATTGACATAGACTATCAATCTCATTTGTGAATGTGGAACCTGAAGGTACACCGTGTTCGCCAGACCAAATGCCTTCTGGAGTAACGATTCCAATATTTATAAATCTTTCACAAATATTATCTATTTCTGGATGATACTTATTTTGATAAAGTAATTTGATATAATTAAAACCTTCTCTAATTAGATAAGGTTTTAAACTCGCATCGTAAGCTGAAAAGTCAATCGACACAATTGAAAGACTTTTAGATTTCGCGTAATTCATTAACGCGGTCACACCGGAATTTACCGCCTCTGGTGATACTATGGCTGAACGCCAAGATTGTTTTCTCTGGTAGTCAAGTAAAGGTCGATAATATAACATCTCTTGAATAGTATCAGCTATAGGAAAGCCCCATACATTTCTAGTTTTGTTACCTTCTTGAGTTCGAGTGAATAAAACAGCGGGAAATCTTAAACCAAGTAAATCTCCGATATATTTAATTGCAACGTCAATTACAGTACCCTTCTTAGCAAGGAAAGGAAGTCCTGAATTGGTATTTCTTTTTATAAATGGCTTAACGTTTTGCAATTCGAGAGGTCTCAATCTTCCCATTGAGGGTGGCTCAATCATTCGTATAGAATTACTTCTTTCACCAGGCTTAAAATAATCTAGCAATGATTCTCTCCTTTCGGGCCACGGAACGGCTTTAGACCTAGGACCAAATTTAAGTCTTTGAGCAAGTTCAAGATCTATTAAAATATTCGGAAGTTTGATTTTAGCGCTCAATTCTTCAAAAACTTTATCCCATTCTTCAAGAATGTTTGGGTGATTGTCGAATAAAGGGGTAGTAAGAATATTATCTCTGCCTTTTCTTACATCTTCAATAAATCGGGA